TTCCTTCACAAACAAAAAGGTACTAGGCCAGCTTTGGAAGACAAGGGTCATTCTCACCCCGCTGTTCGGTTAGTCGCAGACATATTATGTCCACTTTACTTTCACTATCGATATATTATATTCAATAGGTTTTATATATGACCGAAATCACACATCTAGATTGCACTGCATTAGACCTGGCAAACATCACAGGAATAACAAAGCAACGTATTCACCAATTGGTTAAGGAGGGTGTAATCAAAAAAACTGAACGCGGGGTATTTAACCTGGTGGAATCGGTATGTGATTACTGTGTGTATATCCGTGGTGTTTCACGTGGATCTGATACAAAAAAAGAAGGTGATACACATCGTAATAAATTACTTAAAGCAAAGGCTGATATGGCAGCAATGGAAGTATCGAAAATGAAAGGCGATTTAATAAGTGCCAGTGTACAACGTTCACATGATTACGCCCTGGCCACGATATTAAAAAACAATTTATTTTCAATTCCTGATCGTATATCCGCAATAATTGCCGCTGAGAGCGAAGCTAGCACAGTACATGATTTAATTACTCAAGAAGTCCGTAACAGCTTAGACAACGTTATCAAAAGCATGGAGAAAACTGAAGTTGATGACGCNAGTCTTGATGTAACCAGAAGACAAAGCAATGAGTTGCTGACAAAGGAAAACAGTAATGAATAACAACTTAAATTTAAATAATTATTTAGATAAATAACACTTGAAATTTGATTTAGCTATTAATTTTATCCTTGTATTTTATATAATTTATGATTACAATTTTTATTAGTTTCTACTTGAGATTAGTTATTAGTAACGAATGCCCTGTTTTTTTTGGGATAGTTTCTACTAAAAATACAATTTCAAGGGAAGGTCAAATTTACACTTCTACGACCCTGCAACGTTTATTGGGTTCCCTGATTGGGGAATATTTAATAGTGCGTATGTGGGGTTTTCTATTTATACCCCTCAATTACGCGTTTAAGGAGACTCACTATGCCTGAGTTATTAACGCGGCAAAAAAGAAATAATCAACTACCAGATGATTTGCTTCATAGAACTGCAATATTTCAACGTGGTTCAATTGATAAAAAAAATCGTACTGCGGAGCTGGCCTTCTCAAGTGAAACAGACAAAGTTGAGAGGTGGTTTGGTATTGAGATACTTGACCATGGCCCTGCCTCGATCCGTTTAGATCGTATTGGAAATAAAGCCCCCCTCCTTATTGATCATAATGCTGCCGACCAGGTAGGTGTTATTGAGTCAGTGAAAATTGGTGCTGATCGAGTAGCCCGTGCAATTGTTCGATTTAGTAAAGGATCAAGAGGAAATGATATTTTTTCTGATGTGGTAGACGGTATTCGCACAAAAGTATCGGTTGGTTATTTAACGCACGCACGCGAAGAAACAAACGAAGGAACTGAGCATAAGCCTATTTTCAGAGTGACCGATTGGGAACCGTATGAAATAAGCATTGTATCAATTCCAGCAGATGATTCAGTCGGCATTGGCCGTACTGCTAACACAACATATTTTGAGGACACTAACATGCCTGAACAACAAACAAATGAAAGTGAAGTTAAACTTTCCAGATCACAGAAAACGGCTGCTAGATTAGCGGTTGAAGATGAGCGATTAAGAATTGCCGAAATAACCTCAATAGCTGGTAANCGTGGCCTTCAAAATCTAGGTCAGACATATATTGATAATGGTAAGTCATTAGATGAATTTCGAGCCGCTGTTTTAGATTCCATGCCAGAACCAAAAGCAGCCCCAAGCGCAGACGTTATGTATGAGGGCCGTGGTAATGCTTATGGTAACCATGGTTCACGCACCTTCAGTATTAGAAACGCGATTCTTGGACAATTACCTGGATCAAATATTGATAATGGCTATGAGCGCGAAGTTTCTCAAGGTTTGGCGCGACAATTCGGTAAAAACCCTTCATCGATTCTAGTTCCAATTGGAATGCCATCACGTGATGATCGAACAATGCAGGTATCAGTTGCTGGTACTGGTGGAAATATATCACCGTATGATTACCGCCCAGATCAATTAGTGGATGCTTTGGTCGCTGAATCGGCAATCCTTAACTTGCCTATAATGCATATTCCAGATGCGGTTGGTGATGTGATTTTGCCCAGGGTTACCTCAAATATGAGTGTTGGTTGGAGTGATCTTGATTCCGTTGATAGCATTGCTGCGACTGACCCTACTTTTGATCAGATTACGTTTAGCCCCACCAGTATTACAGCTATAACTAAATTGAGTCACAAGCTACTTAAGCAATCAACGCCTCAGGCTGATGCAATTATTCAAAATATGCTGGCACTAGAAATTGCTAAGGAATTTGACCTTAAATGTGTGCAGGGTGATGGAACGTTGAACACCATAACGGGCATTATCAACACGACAGGTATTGGAAACATCGAATATTCAAATGGTGGTTCCCCGACCTGGGCAAATGCTGTCGGAGTCGAGGCACTACTAGCTGCTAACAATGTTTCCGGTGGACATATTGCTTACCTAATGCATCCAATAATGGCAGCAGCATTGAAAACAACCACTAAAGATGCGGGATCAGGTCGGTTCATTTTGGAAGATGGTGTAATGAATGGTCGACAGGTAGTTGTATCAACAAATGTACCTGCCAAAACTATTATTGTCGGTAGCTGGCAACAATTCGTAACGGTTACCTGGGGTGTTCTTGAGATTTTAGTTGATCCATATGGAGCTAACTTGGCTACTGGTGACGTATCTATCAGAGCCATTCTTGATGTGGATGCTGGTGTGAGACACCCTGAAGCCTTTGCCACTTTAACCGAAGCAGCAGTATAAAGCCGTTGGCGCGGTTCGGCATCGACTTTCCATCGATGGGAATCACTCCTGGGTATTTTTCCTCATGCTCTACGTGATTACGTAGCTTTGAGCGTATCAAGGTAAATCATAAAGAACTGGCGCTTCGCCACAGCGGAAGCCGATCCAGACTCCTGAAATGGGGACACTCGGCTTTTATTAATTTTTGGATTTAGTTATGCGGGAACATACAGAACACACTCATACAGAAGAGGAAAAACACTTTTGGGCTATGCCTGATTCTGGTGTTATGAAATATATTGAGGATGAAGCAGCACTAATGATTGCAAGTGCGAGAAAAGTTGCTAAAAAAAATGAAGTTGATCAAAAGCAGGCGCTCTGGATTGTAATGACTCTTTATCAAGATTTTTATAAGTAATGGCATTAGCATCAATGTCTTTTGATGGCTCTATTTTAAGCCGTCCTCTACTGGGCTCAATTTTTTGTCTAGTGAATTCTCCTTTCCTGTTCAATAGCCCCTTGTAGGAAAAAATAACAATCTCAGCTACTGGCTTTATCCGCCAAATCCTTCCCCAATGACGCAGTAAAAAATATCAAAAGTCAGGCTTATCTATCTGGCGTACTGGATACACTCAACTTCAAAGAAACTGGCGAAAGCCTTCACAATCGCTTTAACCTGGGTACAGCAGAGGCCGACGCATGGAATGCCGGTAATTGTGAAGGCCATGGCCTATGGCGTGATTATCGTGACCTGGAGACGAAGTTATGAACGATAAAACCTATACAACTGAAAAGTTATGCGAAGTCATTGAGAATATTGACTGCTTGTCACAACATGCTTTTTCAGAAATTAACGCTATTGCCAGTTTATCACTATTGGCAATGGAATCCCCTGATAGGGTTTTGGGTACTAATGAAGATATCGCCCGAATATTACATACTATCAGGAACCTTTCAGAGGTTACTCAAGGTAATATTAATTATGAGGCTGAAACCGTTGAATGTAATTACAGTGATGAGAGAATTATTCGTCGATGGAGGGCGGAACAAGCAGTCCTAGAAAGATAAACATCAACCCCGTTACGGTTCGCCCTGGCGGGTTTTCCTCCCTCCTCTGGTAATGTTTCTTTGTATTCTTAATACTTGCCACTCTCCCTTTGTGTGTAATTTGACACTGTGAATTCATGGTGAATCGTTACACACATAATTACACACAAACCTCTCAAAGCCCTTGCGTATAAGGGTATATCAAATATTGCCCATGCAAACGAATAGAACTTTTATTGTTTTTTTGTTGCTCATGATTTAATCAACTAATGTTAAAAAATGACGAAAAAAAAGCCGCATCT